AGACATTGGTTGTGGTTGGGGAGCCGGTTCTACAGTCTGCTCTGCGCCCTGCCTCGCCGCTGCCCGCTCTTGCCGTTGCGCTGGACTAGGCGGCTGCTGACTAGCGGGATGCGCCAAAACCTGAGACGTGGATGCCAGCGTAACAAATAGGAAATATACCCCTATTTTCTTCATTTTTCTGCCTCCAATAACGAATAACGTTTGTTACTTATTAGCGAAGGAGTCTGCGTTCGTCCGGCGTGCCAGGCTCCAATGCTCAGCAAATCTTCCACAAGGTGCTAGACTCCAGTTAACCTCATTCACCTGCGACGTAAAGTTCTCGCAACTTCGCCGGCTCATCCCCTTAATTTTCCACCCTCTTGCCTGAAAATGCGCAAATCTGCGCGATCCTGCGAATTTCCATTCTCCCCAAGCTCCTCAGAATGTGGCTCATTGTGACGCATGGCGCTTTTTTCTTCTGACGTCCACAAGACCGCTGAACCGACCGGCGAGGTACTGAAATGCCCAAGAGCTTCAGCATAAAAACCATTAAGATTTCCGTTACCCTGGACAAGGGAAACTTCTCCGGGAACGGCAATACAAAAATTTTCGAAGGATTTGCCTGCGACGTAAGCGTAACAAAGGCGGGACTGCCTCAACTCAACGGTGCTGCTGTCAACATCTACGGCTTGAACATGGACACCATGAAGCAGCTGACCGTGCTCGGGCCTAAGCCGCTTGAGTCGAATCATAATGTGATCAAAATCGAGGCCGGGGACAAGGACACCACTCTGGCGCTCGTTTATCAGGGGGAAATCACCCTGGCCTACGCGGACTTCAGCAAAGCTCCCAACCCGTTTATGCACCTTGAGGCTGGCACCGGTAGCAACTCCCAGCAAAAAGCCTCCTCACCGACCACTGTGAAAGGAGAGGCCAAGGCGGATCGGTTTTTTGCGCAGTTCGCCAAAGAGGCTGGATATTCATATGAAAATCAAGGTGTTACCAGTTCAGTCAAAAATGCAGTTTTTTCCGGCTCGCCTATCGACAAACTGCAAAAGCTCGCGAACGATGTGGGCTGCGACCTGATCATAGACGACGGCCATGTCATTGTTCTGCCCTTCGGGCAACCTCGAAAGGGCATCGCCGTGTCCCTGAACGAGGGGACCGGGTTGATTGGTTACCCGCAGTTCACCAACATCGGCATCACCTGTAATTGCCTCTTCAATCCCAACCTGACCTACGGCGGGCTGATCAAAGTCAAAAGCACCGTGCCGGGTGCCGACGGCGTGTGGCGTGTCAGCAAACTGGAACACCATCTCACGGCGTACATGCCCAGCGCTGGCGCCACTACCACCCCTGGCGTCGGCACTATCACTACAACCACCAGTACCACCACCGGCACCGGCACCGGTAATGTCGCCGGCGTCGGGACGACGACCACCACCACTACCAGCACCGCCGGCGTCGCCACCACCGCCATCGCCAGCGTCAACTCCATCGGCGCCGGCACCAGCCCGGGTCCCAGTACCGGCATAACCCCTGGCTACGGTAAATGGGAATCCCAAATAGCGGCGGCGTACTGTGAAAACTATGAATAAGACGGGACAACGGTAATGGTACCGGCAAGAGAACACGAAGAGAGTATCGCCGCAGGGGACAAAATATGACCAAACCAGTCAAAGGCACGCAACGCCTGACCTCGGCCAACACGCTGGTCAACGCCACGTCCTTTTTGATCGAACAGATGATCCGCGACAGGGTGAACACGGCCGAGGTGGTCTCCATAGACACGGCTGACCAGACCGGCACTGGCGGCTCCGCCGGCTACGCCGACGCGACTCCCCTGGTCTGCCAGACCGACGGCTATAACAACACGCTGCCGCAGGCCTCTATCCCGCATATGCCCTTTTTCCGCCCACAGGCCGGGAAAGCGGCCATCGTCATGGACCCGCAGCCTGGCGACAAGGCCATTCTGGTGGCCATGAAGCGCGATAGCTCCCTCGTGGCCACGGGCAAGGGCGATCAGGTCCAGCCAGGGAGCTTTCGCACCTACGACTTGGCCGACGGCTACCTGTTGAACGGCTTTTTGGGCGAAGCCCCGGAAATATGGCTGGAGCTGAACCCGGCCACGGGCAACATCTCCTTAAGCACCAAGGCCGCCAACATCGACATCTCCTGCCGTGAATCCGGGAATATCGAGATCACCACGAAATCCGGGGATATCAACGTTGCCACACAGACGGGCAACATCGGCGTCAAAGCAACAGGCGAAGTTACGGTTGACGTGCCGCAAGCCATCTTCACCGGCGACGTATGGATAAAGGGCAGCCTGGTCTTTGACGGCGAAGCTGCTGGAATAGGAAATGGCCCGGCCAAATTCCGCAGCGGCATCATCAACTATGCGGGCGGCATCAATAATACGGGCGGGCTCACCAACTCCGGCGGCGTACAAAACACGGGGGGGACGGTCTCTTCAAACGGCAAGACGCTCGATTACCACACCCACGGAGGCGTCATGCCCGGCGGCGGCAACACGAGCCAACCTAATGAGGGAACCTAAGGGGCCGAAGGCCGCGGGCTGTAGCCCGCTGTGGAGCGACAAGGCCGCATTTCGGGGCTTCGCCCCGAAACATACAATGCGGCCGCAGGAGCGGATAAAGACCCGAAGGCCGGCGGCTGTAGCCGCCGATTGAGCGACGCAGCCCGCGTCCGGCGAATTTACTTCGCCGGACATCCGGGCGGGCAAGGAGCGGATAAAGATGCATACACGACGGACACTAACGCTTGACAGCACGTGGGATCTCGCCCTGGACGGAACAGGGCGCATCGCCCTTACGGGTGAGGACTTGGCCACAGCGCAAAACGTGGCCAACGAGGCGCGTCTGTTCCGAAACGACGCCTACTTCATCCAGGATCAGGGCATCCCCCATTTCATCGTGGAGTTGGGCCAGCGGGTGAGCCAGTCTGTTTTACGCTCCTACCTGCGGGAGGCCGCCCTGCGAGTTCCGGATGTCCAGGAAGTGCTGTCCGTGGAGATCACCGACATCGACCCAGAAACACGCAATTTGAGCGGCGACATACAATTTACAACTGTGGAGGGCCAAATAAATGGCGCGATCCGGACTTATTTTTGACCCGGCCACCGGCCTTACCGCCCCGGACACGGCGGATATCCGCGACGGCGTGGCAACGGATTGGGCAACGGCTTTTTTTGAGGCCGATCAGCCGCCCTTGGACACGGAGCCGACCACCCCGGCGGGCCAGCTCATCGACGCCGAAGTGGCGGAGATCGAGGCCAAGAACGCCGAGATGCTCTACCTGTCCAGCATGTTCAATCCCTACGTCTCCGACGGCCGCTGGCAGGACGCGCTGGGCTACATCTACTTTTTACAGCGCAAGATCGACGAGCCAACCATCGTCACCTGCCAGTTGACGGGCTTAAACGGCACGGTCATTCCCTACGGTGCTTTGGTCCAGTCCGTGACCGGGGATACGCTCCTGTGCAACAGCTCCGTCACCATTGGGCAGGGCTTCGCTTCTGGCACGGCGCAAACCACCTTCCGGGTCACGGAAAACGGCCCTCTCGAAATTCCCCCCCATGCCGTCACGTCCATCGTCACCACCATCCCAGGCTGGGACACCGTGGATAACGTGGCTGCCGGGGCCGTTGGCTGCAACATGGAAACGCGGTCGGAATTCGAGGCCCGACGGGCCGCTTCCGTGGCCGCCAACGCCCACGGATCCACCGGAGCGCTTTTCGGCGCCATCGCCAATGTCAACGGCGTCCTGGACGTGCAGGTTCTGGAGAACATCGGCCCGAACCCTGTGGTCAAATACGGCGTGACCGTCCCAGGCCATGGGGTCACAGTCTGCGTGTACGGCGGCGAGGACGCGGCCATCGCTGAAGCCATCTACCGCAAAAAAGACAACGGCGCGGACACCGGCGGCAATACCCAGGTGGTCTATACAGCGGCGGACTACTCCAACGCGGTCTACACCTACCAGATCATGCGCCCGACGCCGGTCAATTTTTACATCAATGTGACGCTCGGCTCCGGCAGCGCGCTTACGTCCGATCAGGCCGACGCCGTAAAGACCGCGCTCTACCAGGACTTCTACGGCATGAATGTGACAAGCGGCCACCCGCGTATCGGTCTGGCCTCCACCGTGTACGCGTCCCGCTTCTACTGTCCGGCCATGTCCGTTCCCGGCGTCACGAACATTCAGCGCATCCAGATAGCCCTGGGAGACGGCGCGGCGTTCGTGGATTCACTGACCATAAACGGCAATCAAGAACCGGTCATGGCCCTGGGCAACGTCCAGGTAGTCCTCTCGTAGGGGTGCGGCAATGTACACATGGCGAAACACACGCACGACAAAAGACTTCCGGGAACTGGAAAACACCCGCGATTTGGCGAGCTACGCCATTCAAAGCCAGTATTCGGCCTCGGAAAAGATTTTAGCCCTGTGCGCGGGGTTCCAAGAACGCATCGACCCTCATTTTGACGTGGACCTGTTCTACCGCAAGATGTTCGACATCTATACGGCGCAAGGCGTCGGCCTGGACAACTGGGGCGTGATTCTCCAGATGCCGCGCACCATTCCTGGTCCATTTTTAGGACCATGCTTCGGGTTCGATCTCTCCATCGGGTGCCACCCGTTCTATTATCCGGATGCCTCTTCGGCTGCCGATTATCCCCCCTGCGGATATGACTATGCTGGGGATGACTGCGCGGAAGTTGTGTGTTTTCACAGTGGACCTACAGATGGCGGCGTAAATGTCCCTGGCAACGTACCAGAGACTAATCCTTTTGCATTATTTACGAAGGACACATGGCCTTCTAGGCTCACTGGAATAATTACGAAAACGCCGGGATATGTCCCCGGCTGGATTTATGTGCAGTTTTTTAGAACCGATGCTAACGGGGGGAATCAAGTTTTACTTTCTTCTTGGCAGTTAGGCGGCCCGCCTATAGGGATGGAATACAATTTTAATGTGATGCCTGAATTTGACCCCGCTATGCCGGGACTGGCCTTGCGGTTTTCAGCAAGCGCGGGCTTTGATTTGATAGCGGGCATAGATGTGTATGGATGTATGCCGCCTCCGCCGCCCCCGGCAGAACCCCCTGCGGAGGTGATCCACAATTACCCGTTTGTCCCGGACAGTTCAGCCACAAACCCGGACGCCTTCCTCATTACGCTCGATGACGAACACTACAGGTTATTGCTGCTCTACAAAGCCTTGGCCAATATCTCCGCGTCCGATGCGGCCACGCAGAATAAGCTCCTCTCCATCCTGGTCGACTCCGGCATTGGGGATATGCCAAGCGCCGGGTATGTCCTGGAAGTCGGCCCCATGGTTATTCGCTGGGTCTTTGAGGACTCCTTGAACTCCATGCAACTGGCCATCTTTAAGGCGGTCGGCACCCTTGCGCGCGGCGCCGGTGTCGGCTGGGAACTCTACGCCGTAAATCCCCGCACGACCTTCGGCTTTGATGGGTCAAATATGCAGCCGTTCAATCAGGCCGTTTTCGTCCCCGATTTCGCACTCGTAACACCATCTTAAGGAAATTTGACTATGATACCTCAATATCCGCAACAAACCATCACGCGGCCTTTTGCCGACAATGGCAACACCCGCGTCATCCCGGATCAAAAACAAGTCCAGGGACAAGCTTCCTACGCGGAAGGTTTCCCTGTGGAGACGCAACTTCCGCTGTCTAACGGAGGAATCGCTCCGAGCCGCTTGGATTTCAACGGCATCCTCAATGTTCTTTCTTCTTTTGCGTTTTGGCAGCAGTCCGGCGGCCAGATGATCTACAAGACAACCCTCAACTATACGCAACCCGCACTCGTCTACAGTAATGGGAAGATGTGGTGGTGCGTTGCCGACAACGGTCCGGACGCTCTTAATGGTGTTGTGACTCCAGGGACGAACGCCAATGTCTGGGTGAATTTTCTGGACTTTCTCGGTGCCGCGACTCCTCATATCCCCGTCGTATCCGGCGGCAGCGGCATTACTGTTACCCCAAACGGCGGTGACTATAATGTGGCCATTAACCCCAGTGCCATGTGCAGTCTCATCGCCTCGACATGTCCGCCTCCTGAGGACGGCGCTCCTGTTGTTTCGCACGATGTCGGCAATGCCATTACCGCCGGCAGCGATGGAGGGGCATTCTTCAGTGGTGGTTCATCCGGGATGCTTGGTGGCGGGATGATCAGCGGAATACTGAATGTTAACGCGCAAGGCGTTGGGCTGCCGTATCAATTTACAAGTCCGGGTGGGAATATCCGGATACGAGCCTATGCGCCTGCTCAAGATCCTGCCACAGGACTTGTATACCCCCTGATAATCACTTTGCTTTCGGGGTCGCATACATCCACATCGACTGTAAACCAGGTGGGAATCGATGCTCACTTGATTGGTGTAAGTGGCAGTCCGAGTGGCAATGGCGGTCAAACTCAGATAATCGAGCAGCTATATGGATTTGATAATGCTATTGATGTGTTGCCTTCGGGTATTTACACGCTCGAAGTCATGAATGCGATCGGTTCTGGCATTCCTAGCGCATTTCAATTATTTGTTGACATAATGTTCGTCGGCCCGGTCTTGAATCCAAACCCGAGCATTTAAGGGTATGAGCAGCACTGCTTTGCATCAGGAACGACCAGAACAGAGGTAAATCATCACTGTAAATGTGCTATGTCCCGACCAGCGGAGTGCTCTTCGGAATATCGTGCGCGAAACAGACTGAACGCGCCTTCAACGAGTTTGGCGTCAAGGTCGACAACGTCAACGCCATCTTAAGGAGACCTGCTTTATGATACCTCAGTACCCGCAACAAATTATCACACAGCCTTTTGCCAACAAAGGCAACATCCGCGTCATTCCGGACGGAAAGCAGGTCCAGGGGCAGGCCTCCTACGCGGAAGGGTTCCCCGTGGAGACGCAACTCCCGCTGTCTAACGGCGGGATCGCCCCGAGCCGCCTGGATTTCAACGGCATTCTGAATGTTCTCTCCGCGCTCGGCTTCTGGCAACAGTCCGGCGGCCAGATGATCTACAAGACCAACCTCAATTATACGCGGCCATCAGTTGTCCATTCCAATGGACGCTTGTGGTGGTGCGTTGGCAACAATGGGCCGGACGCCATCAACGGCGTTGTGGCGCCGGGAACGAATGCCAACGTCTGGATGGATTTCATGGACTTCCTCACCACCGGGGATGGCAGCACCGGGAGCGGCCGCCCTGGCGGGGCCGCTGTCCGGCCTGTCGGGGAACTCATCCATTTCTATGGCTCCACAGCCCCGGATGGGTTCCTGGCGTGTGACGGCTCATCGTTCTCTGCGACGACATATCCGCAACTCGCCGCTTTTCTTGGGGCAACTGTTACACCGGATTTACGCGGGACGGTGCTGCGCGGACTTGACATACAAGGCGTGCGTGATCCTGATGGTCCTTCACGACATCCTGGGTCTTATCAGGGTGATGCCATGCGCAGTCTGAAGGGAAAATTTAATGCGGACGGGCCGGCGGAAGGCGTGTTTGTCGTGGAAGGCAGCTCAAATCTCCGTGCGGCCGGGATGGGAATTTTTCTCGGTAGCAACACGATCTTTGACGCATCCCTGCAAGTCCCCGTCGCGGACGAATTTCGCATGAAAAACATATCCGTGCTGATTTGCATAAAGCACGACTAGAGGTGGATCATGGCTGTAAAGATGCGCTACGTCCCGACCAGCGGATCGCTCTCCGGGATATCGTTCGAGAAACAAACCGAGCGAGCATTCAATGAGCTCGGCGTCGAGATCGACAACGCTAACACCACGGCGTCTGAAGCACTTGGCGTGGCAACGCAGGCGGAAAATAACTCCAACCAGGCAATACTCAGTGTGCAGGCAGCAACAGAAACGGCTAACGACGCATCACTGAAGGCCGATGCCGCAAACAGCGTGGCACAACAGGCTTCAGCAGCGGCCAATGCCGCACAGACCGCCGCAAACAACGCGACCGACCAGTCCGCTACGGCCATGACGAATGCGCAAGCGGCGCTCTCGGGCGTAGCGGACGCCACTGATACGGCAAACAATGCGCTCAATGTGGCAACACAGGCGAAGGGAACGGCGCAGACGGCCGTTGCCCAGGCGCAACAGGCCGTGAACATGTTCGTGAACGGCATGGCATATACGGTTACCCCAGATGCTACGGACCTGAATACGATATATTCGGCCCAGAGGCTCTACCTGACCGGCACAGTGAACAATGCCCCAATCGCCGTGCCGTTTTATCTTGATGTTGTCAGTACCAATGATGTGACGGGAGCGACACAGCGCGCCTGGTCGCCGGACAGCCCGCAGGAGATTTATTCACGCAGTGCGGCTATTGTCAATCCCACATCACAGAACCCCAGCGTCACCTGGGGAGCGTGGCAGAGTTCATCGCTGAACGCGCAACCC